GGCTTCTGAAATTGCTAGGGCTTGTAATTTACCTGAATACTACGTAGGTGGTAATGCAGGTGGAAGTATGACTTACAGTAACGTCACAGCTGAAAGAAGAAGCCTAATAGATTTGTCATTAAAACCTTTAATGACTTGTATTACACAAAGATTAAGCGACAACGATATTACGCCTCGTGGATCTATAGTAAAATTTGATTTAGAAGAATTTTACAGCCCAAGTGCTATCGAAAGAAGTGATATCTACGCAAAACTTATTCCTTTAGGTGTAATGACAATAGAGGAAGCAAGAGAAAGGGAAGACTTAATAAATGAGTAATTTTATTAAATTCTCAACCGACATTATCGCAGCTAATTCTTCAAAAAGAGAATTAACAGGCGTTATTGTTCCTTTCAATGAAGTCGGTCACACAAATATGGGAGACGTTGTATTTCAACAAGGCTCATTAAAAATCGGTGAAGGTATCAAACTTTTTACTGAACACGATATGACTAGACCAATTGGAAAACTATCAAGATATGAAGAAGACGATAAAAAAATTATCGGCACATTCAAAATAGCAAGAACAAATGCAGGAGACGACGCATTAGCAGAAGCACAAGAAGGTTTACGAACTGGATTTAGTGTAGGCGCTATGATTGACGACTATGTGACAAAAGGTGAACAAGTAATTGTAAACGAAGCCACATTAAAAGAAGTTTCACACGTCACATTCCCTGCTTTTGGCGAGCACGCACAAATAACCGAAGTAGCTGCAAGCGCAGAGCCTTCACAACCAACAGAAAGTGAGGAAACTATCGTGTCAAACGAAGTTACCCCAGAAGTAGTAGAAGAAGTAGCAAAGGCTGTAGAAGCCCCAGCTGTAGAAGCTGCAGAACGCAACGTTCGCCCAGCAATCTTCACAGCACCAAGAAGCCCAATTGTTTCAAAGGCTTCATACCTAGAACACTCAATTAGAGCAGCTCTTGGTAACGAAGACAGCCGCCAATATGTAATGGCAGCTGACACAACCTCAAACAACGCAGGTTTTATTCCAACACCACAATCAACCGAAGTAATTAACGGAATTGCAAACGCTGATCGTGGATTTATTGACGCAATCTCAAAAGCAACTTTGCCACCAGCAGGTATGACTTTTGAAATTCCAAAAATTACAACAGCACCAACAGTTGCACAAGCAGACGAAGCAGCAGCATTATCTGAAACAGATACAGCAGCTTCATTCGTTTCTGTTGCAGTTAAAAAATTTGGTGGACAACAAACATTTTCAGTAGAGTTGTTAGATCGTTCTTCACCAGTATTTTTTGACGAACTTGTACGCCAAATGGAATTTGCATACGCAAAAGCCACAGACTCATACGTTGCAGGCGAAGTTGCAAATAACGGCGCATTAAACGCAACAGCAACAACAGAAGACGCTCCAGGCTTAATTACCTACGTATCTTCTGCAGCTGCAGCTGTTTACAAAGCCTCATTAGGTTTTGCACGTAACCTTGTAGTATCTCCTGAACAATGGGGTAAAATTATGGGTTATGCAGAGTCAAACGGACGCCCAATTTACACAGCAAGCAATCCTTCAAATGCAGGTGGACAAGTTAGCCCACAAAGCCTAAGAGGTAACGTTGCTGGTTTGGAATTGTACGTATCACGTTCCGTAAGTGGAACTGGTGGAACTGGTTTAGGTGACTATTCAATGGTTGTCTTAAACCCAGACTCATACACTTGGTACGAAAGCCCACGCTTGAGCCTACGCACCAACGTAATCAATACAGGACAAATAGACGTAAACTATTACGGCTATGGCGCACTAGCAACCAAAATTGGTGCTGGCGCAAACTGGTTTAACAAGTCCTGATAAACCACTAAGTCGTGAGGCTACTCTCGCCCCTGTGGGTAGCCTCACCTTAAACAAAGGAAAACAAAATGCCAGTATTAGTAACAGCTAGTGAGTTAAGAGCTGTACTTGGTGTTCCTGTTGCTCTTTATTCAGACGCACAACTTGATTCAATAATTGAAACAGCAGAAGACGCTATTGGCGATTTTCTTGTACAACATAAAGTAGCAATTGAAGCACAACGCTCAGAAAGTACTACTTTAACAACTTTATATGCAACACAACCCCATAAATTTTATGTAGGACAAACAGTTACAATTTCAGGTGTTACAGGTCATAACGGATCTAAAGTAGTAGCAAACATTGTAGATATTTATACTTTCAAGATTACAACTACAGGTGCAACAGTTCACGAAGATTTACGTTTTCAAATCCCTAACGGCACAGCTTCAGTAAATGGTCTTGCACAATACAACGGCGTAGACGCTGTTGAAGAAGCCGTACTACAAATTGCTGTAGACGTATTCCAATCAAGACTAGCTGCAGGTGGCACACAACAAGCCCTTGATTACACCCCAGCACCATACAGAATGGGTCGCACACTTCTTTACAAAGTAACAGGTTTAATAAGTAAATATATTGACTCTAATAGTCAAGTAGGTTAATTATGGCTTTAAGTACGCTACGTGCAGGGCTTAAAAGCGCAATAACAGATAACACAAAGTATTCTGCTTATGATCACGTCCCAGATATTATTATCCCACCAGCAGCTCTTATTTTGGCTGGAGACCCATACCTAGAACCAATAGTTATAGGAAACAACAAAAATTGGTACGTAAGACTTACTCTTGAAGTAGTCAGCACTACGTATTCAAACCCAAGCGCATTAACAAACTTGGAAGATGATATAGAAACAATCTTGGCACTAATACCGACGAATTGGATTATACTGTCAGTATCAAGTCCGAGAATTAGACAGACTAATAGTACCGATCTATTATCTGCTGAAATACAACTACAAACAGCCTACACAGGCTAAGGAAGGTACTAAAATGGCAACAACAATTTTAAGTGGTCGTCAACTTATTCTAAGTGTTAACGGCGTTAACTACTCAGAGCAAATTACTTCTTCTGCTATCAACTTTGATACAGAAAGATTAACTTTTGACACCCTTGCAGGCAAAGCCTACAAATACATAGACTCAAACGTTACACTTGACGTAGAGTTCTTAAACGACGCAGGCGCAACACCAAACAGCTTGTATCAAGTATTATGGAACGGAACTGAAACAGCTCCAGATACCACAATTGCTTTTATTATGACATTAAGAACTGGTGTAACATTAACTGGTTACGTATTGCCACAATATCCAAGCATTACAGGTACAGGTGCAGACGTACAAACTTGTTCAGTATCATTACAAGTTGTAGGTATTCCAACCGAAGATTTAACTGCATAACAACAACAAACAGAACAGGGGCACACAATGCTTAAACTTAAATTAACGTGGGAATTAGAAACAGGTGAAAAGTTTGATGAATGGACTAGACCAATTGAACTTTCACTTGCAGAAAAAGAACTTTATAACAGTAAGTCAATTGTTAAAATACTTATTGACGAAAGCACACCAAGTAACACACTTCTTTTATTCTTGGCTCACAAAATTCAACAACGCGTCACAAAAAAAGTTGAAAACTTTGACACTTGGAAAAGCAAAGTCACCGATATTGCAGCTTCTGATTTTGAGACAGCAAATTTTACCAAGCCCGAAGTATTGGGCGAACAGCAGTAGAACTAGCAATAGCAACTGGGATAACACCCGACTATTGGCTCAATGCAGAACCCGATATATGGGCTACAGCGATAGACATATTGAACAAGGAAGCTAATGGCTAAAGCAATTCAATTAGTTAAAGTAGACAAAGATTACAATGGTCTTCTTCGTGCTTTTAACAAAATGGACGATATAGCTAAAAAAGATATGCAAGAAATTGCAGGCAAACTTGCTGAACGTGGTGCTAATTATGCTAAAGGCGCAGCTAATAACGCACCATACAATGTTAAACAAGCAAGAGCCGTAGCTGAGTCAATTGTAATTAAAGCTAAAGATAAAGCACCAAGTTTTAGTATTGGTGGTAAGCGTCCTGTTGGCTCTAGTGCTTTTAGTGCTGGTTATGTGATAATGGGTAATGAATTCGGATCAAAGCAATACAAACAATTCCCTAGACGCTCTGGTAGAGGTGGTAAAGAGGGTTGGTGGTTGTATCGTGCTATGTCAAGATTTCAACCTACAATTGCTCAGGAATGGCTTAAAGGTTATGAAAAAATTAGAGACGTTTGGAAAGGTAGTTTATAATGGCTGACATTAGGACACTTAAACTTGCGCTTCTCGCTGACACTAAAAACTTTATTGACGGACTTGATAAAGCCGATAAAGAAACTAAAACTTTTAGCAATAAATTAGATAATGCTTTACAAAAAGGCGCAGCTGCATTTTTAGCAGTTGGCGCAGCTGCTGGTGCTATGGCTATTAAAATTGGTATTGACGCTGTTAAAGCTGCTGTTGAAGATGAGAAAGCCCAAAAGTCTTTAGCCATAACTCTTAGAAACACAACTAAAGCAACAGACGCTCAAGTAAAATCAGTAGAAGATTACATTGACAAAACAGCACGCGCTACAGGTGTTGCAGACGACCAATTACGTCCAAGCCTTGACAGACTTGTTAGATCAACACAAGACGTAACAAAAGCACAAAAACTACAACAATTAGCATTAGACATTTCTGCAGGTACAGGTAAAGATTTAACTACAGTTACAGAAGCCTTAGGTAAAGCCTATGACGGCAATCTTGGCGCGCTTAAACGTATCGGTGTACCACTTGACGAAAACATTGTTAAAACTAAAGACTTTGACGCAGCTACAAAAGCATTAAGCGAAACTTTTGCTGGACAAGCTGACGCAGCTGCTCAAACTTTTGCTGGACGTATGGCTCGTATTAAAATTGCTATAGATGAAGCCAAAGAACAACTAGGTCAAGCCTTATTACCTTTACTTGAAAGATTTGCCAAATTTGCTACAGAACAACTTGCACCAGCTTTGCAAGGACTTGTAGACGGATTAACTAGAAGTGGCAGACAAGGTTTAACACGTGCTTTTTATGACGCTGGAACAGGTGCAGTAACTTTTGGTTATGATATGGACAATGTACAAGGTCAAGCATACTTACTTGGCGAACAATTAAGAAAAACAACTGAAATACTTGGCGATATGCTAGACAAGGTTACTGGCGCAGCTGAGGGCGAGGGTTTTAAGAAATTATTAACAGTTATAACAAGTGTTATTGCAGGCTTAGAACGTGCTATTGAACTTTATAACAGTTTGCCTGATTTTGGTAAATTACTGATCAACCCAGTTGGACAACTAGCACCTTTGGCTGGCGCAGCTGGTCAAATACCAAGCACAGTACGAGGTGGTGGCACAACAGTAAATAACTACAACATTAAAGGTGCAATAGACCCACAAGCTACAGCTAGAACAATTACCAAAGTACAAAACACAGCAAATAAAACAACAGGTATAAAACCTTTTAACTTCGGCTTCAGATAAACCTATGACAGTATATACACCAACATATAGGGTAACAATTGCTGGAGTTGTACAAACGTCAACAACTTTACAAGACGGCACAATCACTTATGGTCGTAATGATTTTTTTGAGGCAACACAGCCAAGTTATTGCAACATAGAACTATTAAACCTTGACGGCACAAGCCCCGTAGTTGAATTACTTGACACAGTACTTATAGAAGTTACTGACTCAACAGGTGCATACATAAAATTATTTACTGGTGAAGTGTCAGGTGTTTATAACAGATTTGAGGGCGCTGGTTTAGGTGGTAAACCTAACACTTTACAGATTCAAGCAATTGGTGCTCTTGGTTTACTTGTTAAACGTTACGCTGGTGGTGTTGCTTACCCTGAAGAACTTGACGGGGCACGTATTCAACGTATTTTAGAAGAAACATTATTTGTTGCTTGGGAAGACATAAGTAATACTTTTACTTGGAATGATTTTACAACTGAAACTTGGGCTAACTATGGTGTACAAGGCATAGACACAATTGACGCAGGACGTTACGAAATGCTAGCTAGAAGCGCACAAGTACAACAAGCGTACGAATTAACAGACATAACTCAACAATCAGGTTTAGGTTATTTGTATGACACAGCAGATTTTGAGATAGGTTACGCAGACGCAGAACGCAGAAGCGAAAACTACGCAACCAATTTGATAGAACTTGACGCTGACCTTGTTAATGCTGATATACAAACCAGATTGCAAACAGCAGATATTGTTAACAGCGTAGTAATACAATATGATGACCCAGTACTTGAAGTTGTAGCACAAAATGATACGTCAATAAATAATTATGGTTTGCTTGAAGAAATTAGATCAACAATACTTGCAGAAACAGTTGACGCAACAGAACAAGCCACAAATTTTGTTAATTACAGAGGAACACCTAAAACGTCACTTGAAGCCGTATCGGTAAACCTTGCCCATTCAGATATGACTAATACAGTTAGAGACGATTTATTAGCTGTGACTATGGACAGTTTGCTTTACCTTGACAATATCCCAGTAGGGCTTATACCTGAGGGCTATTTTGAGGGTTTTGTTGAGGGTTGGACTTGGACACTTGGACGTAAAAACCTAGAACTAACTATGTCTGTTTCTAACTCAATCTACTCAACACTTGATGTACAATGGGAAGACTACAACGCTTTGATCCAATGGCAAAACTTGGATAATACAACTACGTGGCTTGACGTTATTTAAGAAAAGGATAAACTAGAGACTATGCCGAATACAACGAATTATTCGTTTCCAACGCCTGCCGATACTGATTTAGTAAAAAATGGAGCAGACGCGATACGCGATTTAGGTGATGCTGTTGATACAGCTATGAATACAGCTCTTGGTACTAAAAAGGCTGGAATGGTTTTACTGAATACGACTAGTTTTAGTGCAGTAGCGAGTACAAGTGCAACAGCAAATACTTTTACTTCAACTTATGATACATATA